TTCAGGTTCAGTTTTCCGCCGACACGGTGAATTGGCACGCGTCCTTCACAACCGGCGACCTTTACATGCGTGAACGCGTCGGATCCGGATCATGGTCTTCCGCGATCAGGATCGTCGGCGAAAAGGGTGATCCCGGCGCCGATGGTCAGGATGGCGCCGATGGTCAGGATGGCGCCGATGGACCTTACAAGTCCTTCGTCTTCAAGCCGGCTACGACGAAGCCGTCGAAGCCGACCGGGACGAATCCGATCCCTTCCGGATGGTACGACGCGCCGCCGAACTTCGCCGATCACACGCCGACGTTCACGGGCAATTGGACTGTGACCGGGAAAAGGATCGTGTCCAACGCGATCGATCATTCCGAATCGACGTGGGAAAAGATCCAGATCACGACGTCGCAAGCGAACACCGTCGTTGCGTTGAAGATCACCGCATCGTCGGAACCGAATTACGATAAGGGTTACATTTGCGGCCTTGACGCCGATCAGTCGACGACGAACTATCTGGCCCGTGTTTCCGGCGTGGAAACAAGCACGGTTTTCGTCGTCGTCCCGACGGCCGGCACACACTTCTTTTGGGTTGGTTACGTCAAGGATTCTTCGCGAGTCGGGAACAACGACAACATGACCGTCACCGTCCTTGACGTGGAAGACATCACGGTCAAGGTCTGGATGTCGTGCGCCCTTGTGACGGACGGCGTTGCCGGCACATGGTCCGACCCGATCGCGATCAACGGCGTCGACGGCGTGTCGCCTTCATCGCCATTCCGGGGTGATTACGATTCGCAAACGACGTACTACGGCAATGCTACGCGAACGGATATTGTGAAATATAACAATACCTATTACCGTGCAAACCCGAACGCACCAACGGCATCGTTTTCCGGCCATGCGCCGACGGATGAAGCCTATTGGCAACAATTCGGCGCGTCTTACGAAAACCTTGCGACCGGATTCTTCTTCGCGCAACAAGCCGTGATCGACAACGCGGTCGTCCGAATCCTTCGAACGGCAGATTCCGGGAAACGTATCGTGATCCAGAACAACGAAATGTCGATGTACGACGCAAGCGGCGTCCAGAAACTGAACATCAAGGGCGACAATATTAGTGTTGGATCACCGACGACATCCTATCCGACGAACGGCGACGGATTCAGCAAGTATTACGACACGCAAGGCGGAAGCGGTCAGGATCAGGCATCGGTCGATATATGCACGTTCACCGTCCCTTCGGGCGGATCGAACGTCCAGATTCCGGCGTTGTCTTTCGAAACAAGAACATATCAACAATATTATGGCGGTTCGATCGACAATTTCACGATCCAGATCACTTTGACGAAGAATTCGTCGGCCGTTGCAACACTATTGAATTCAAGCGGATCAAGCGACCAGACGTGGACGACGCAGGCGCAAACGTTGTCATTGTCGGCCGGAACATACAAGATCAACGTCGCGGTTTCTTATGAATGGTCCGTTGACAACGAACCGCCATATTGGAACACGGTTGATTTCTCCGGTTACGACAAAACGACCGGGAACGTTGTCGTCGCATCAAACACGGTTCAGTCGATCAACATCGGCGCCAACGGAATCGCGATCCATCTTGGAAATAGTTTTTCCGCCGTGTTCGCGTTGGATTCCGGCACGCCGACGATGCTTCTGCAAGGTCTGAATTCAAGCAACCAGACCGTCGGCCTTCGGATCACGTCGTCAGGCGTCCAGATCAATCGCGGATCCGGGTGGACATCGTTATAACAATGAACGGCAATGATCAAGATTACTGATTACGCGGAAATCGGCGGCGATCTGGAAGTGTTCGCCTTCGCCGCCGACCGCCTGAACATCGATGGCGTCGATGTCGTCGTGATCCACAACGAAAAGATCCTGAACAAGTTCGATTCGGAAAAGTGGCACGTCAACGCGATCATGCACAAGACGCCGATCCCGAACACATACGAACTGATCATCCGGGAACGGCCGGAAGATCCGCTTCAACTGATCCTTTGTCACGAAGCGATCCATCTTTCGCAGTTCGTCCGGGGCGACCTGACGTTGGACATGGAACGGAAGATCTTCACATGGAAAGGTCAGACGTTCCCGTCCGATTACGACTACCAATGGCGGCCGTGGGAACGCGAAGCCTTCAACGGTCAAGGCGCGATCTTGCGTGCATATCGACGTTCGAAGCGGCCCAAATGCAGATGACGGCGGCGCGTCCGGGTCGCCGGGATCCGGGCGCACGCCCTTCCGAAGCCGTGCCGGGAAAACGGCTTTTCCGGAAAAGGGTTGAACAACGGTTGAATCCCGTATCAAAGTGATACCTTTTTTCGGTATCTTTGTACACACTAAAATTTTTGTTCAAGCATGGAAACAAGATCTGGCGAAATGGTGTCGCCGCAAGTTGCAAAATTTGGCGACATCGACATCAGCGAACTTGCAACCAACAACTTCAAGTTGCCTGATGGGAATTCTTTCGTGATCAAGAACGAAGGATCCGCGATCGTGACGTTGGAAGTCATTCCGGCGGCATCGGAAACCGGCGAATTCGTGTCTTGCGCCTTCGACGTGGGTTGGAATCCCGAACTGATCCGGGAAATCAAGGCCGCGTCCCTTTCCAACGTTCACATCAAATGGGGGTATTAGTATGGGAATCTTGATTGGTGTCGGTCAGAACCGGCCGACGTTCCCGTATGATTACTTCTACGGGGTTGAATTCGACACTTCCGTGTCGGCGCCCGGTTGCACCCGGATCGGCCGCGCGGAACTGCATGTGTCGCTTCCGATTCAGTCCATGATGCGGCGTTGCCTTGTCAGCGACGCCGGCGTTGTGACACACTATCTGGATCCGTCCGATTCGACGAAGTACGCGACCGGCGGCGACGCCGACCTTTCCGGCGCGTCTGGTCAGGTCATGGTCGAAGTCCCGGATCATTACGTCAAGTTCGAAGCCGAAGGCACCAAACGGCGCGTCATGATGTCGGCGCACAATCTTCCGGGATTCGTCAAGATCCCGAAGTATTACGTCAGCGCATACGAAGCCGCGATGAAACGTTCGACGTCGCAACTTTGTTCCGTCGTCAACACGACCGATGACTTCCGGGGCGGAAACAACACTTCCGCATGGGATGACACATATCGCGATCTTCGCGGTATGCCGGTGACGTCGAAGTCCCTGACGGACTTCCGGACCGCCGCACGCGTCGGCCGCGATTCCAAGTGGAATTGCAACACCTACGCCGTACAACGCGACCTTTATTGGCTTTTCGTCGTGGAATATGCGACCCTGAATTCGCAAGCCGCACACACGGCCGAACTGACCGAAGAAGGCTATCACAAGGGCGGTTTGGGTGCCGGCGTGTCCGGCATGCCGGATTGGGGAAATTATAATTCTTACAATCCAAGCATCCCTTGCGGCGCAACGAATTCCCTTGGAAACAACACCGGTGTTGTCACATACAATGTGTATGCATCCGATGGTACGACCGTACATTACGCCGCACCGGTTCCGTCTTATCGCGGCGTCGAAAATCCTTTCGGTCACATCTGGAAGTGGACGGACGGCATACTTGCCGACATCGAAGCCGGCGACGACGGAAAGTCGAAAGTTTACCTTTGCGACGATCCGGACAAATACGCGTCGACCATCACCGAAGACTATCACGACGCCGGGATCGAACTTCCGCGTGCGTCTGGATGGATGAAGGAAGCCGCATTCGGCGTCAATGGCGACATCCTTCCGACCGTGAACGGCGGAAGCGCTTCGACGTACTTTTGCGATTACTTCTATACGTCCCTTCCGTCGTCCGGTTCCGCAACAAGGGGCCTTTTGTTCGGCGGTGATTCGGCTTATGGGGCGTATGGCGGTTTCGTGTGCGCGAATTCGTATGATTCGCCGTCGAATGCGGATGCGCATCTCGGTTCTCGGCTTTGCTTTATTCCGTAGATCGATGGGCGCGGACCGGACGTCCGTCAGGACGTAATTCGAACGTTTTCCAGAAGCAAGTGAAATGATGAAAAGGGTTGTCGGCCATCGGGGCCTTTTGTTCAGCGGTAATTCGAATAATGGGACGAATGACGGTTTCGTGTACGCGAATTCGAATAATTCGCCGTCGAATGCGAATGCGAATATCGGTTCTCAGCAATGCCGTTTTGCTATATGGCCGGGACCTTGCCAACGGCCTGATCAGTCAGGCACGCACCGCGACTTGTCGCGGCATGGCAAAAGATCAAGATCGATTGAACGTGTTTGGTAGGATCCGCAAGGATGTCGAAGAACACCATTAGAACAAGCAATCATGAAACGGATCGGAAACCTTTGGGAAAAGATCATATCGGTTGAAAACCTGATGTCGGCGGACGAAAAGGCCCGGAAAGGCAAGACACGTTCGTATGGCGTGCGTCTGCATGACCGGAACCGCGCCGCCAACATCCAGAAACTTCACGATGATCTGGCCGCGAAACGTTTCCGGACTTCCAATTATCACATTTTCACCATTCACGAACCGAAGGAACGCAAGATTTACCAATTGCCGTATTATCCGGACCGGATCGTCCATCACGCCGTCATGAACGTGATGGAATCGATTTGGGTGTCTTCCTTCACGGCCGACACATATTCATGCATCAAGAATCGCGGCATCCATCTTGCCGCGAAGAAGGTGCGCCGGGCCTTGAAGGAAGATCCGGATGGAACGCGGTATTGCCTGAAAATCGACATCCGGAAGTTCTATCCTTCCATTGACCATGAAATCCTGAAAGGGATCATCCGCCGCAAGATCAAGGACAACGATCTTCTTTGGTTGTTGGACGAGATCATCGATTCGGCCGATGGCGTCCCGATCGGGAATTACCTTTCTCAATACTTCGCGAACGTTTACCTGATGTATTTCGACCATTGGATGAAGGAAGTGAAGCGCGTCAAATATTATTACCGGTACGCGGACGACATCGTTGTCTTCGGCCCGGAAAAGGCCGCGTTGCACACCCTTCTGAACGAAATGCGCGAATACCTTCGGGACAACCTGAAACTGACCGTCAAGCGGAATTTTCAGGTGTTCCCGGTAGATTCGCGCGGCGTCGACTTTCTTGGATTCCGTTTCTATCACACGCACACTTTGATCAGGAAAGGCATCAAGCGGAATTTGTGCCGCCGGGTTGCACACATCGTCCGCCTGATGTCGAAGTACAAGATCAAGTGGATGAAGATCAAGCGGAACATCGCGTCATGGTGGGGTTGGTTGAAGTATTCCGATTCCAAACACCTTTGTCAAACACTTTTCATTCAATTGCCTTATGAAGTCAATTTCCGACGATAAACCGAAGATCTTCGAAAAGGTCGGTGACGGATCATGGTGGTATCGTTTCAATGTCCAGATGGTGACGGTCGAAGATCCCGAAACGGGTGAAACGCGCACCGAATGGCATTACGACGAATGCCGCATCTTCGAACAACCGAACGAAAACAACGTCAAGGCCGCCGCAATCGCGGAAGTCTACACCGTTGGCGAAGAAATCAATCTTCAAAACAACTTCCAACGTTTCCAACTTGGGTTGTCCAAAGACGAATCGTTCAGGACGAAGTACATCGAATATCTTCAAACGGTCGACGCCATCAAGGATCAGGTCGAACGCGATCTGGTCGAATACGCCGGCGACATAACCGCCTGATGCTATGGCAAGATTTAGCGATTTGGGTGTTCAGACTGATGCCATTGTCGGGAAAGGCATCGAGATTGAAGACCTTTTCGACAAACGGATCCTGATTGAAAAGGTCCGGATCGACCAATCCAAATTTCCCGGAAAGAACGCATCCGGGAAAGTCATGCAGATGCAAGTCGTCCTTGCGACCTTCAATGCGGATCCAGATCCGGCCGGGGACTATTTCACGAAGGACCAGAACGGCGTTGCCATCGGCGACCGCCGGTGTGTGTTCACGGCGTCCGACAATCTGATGAAGGAAATCGAAATGGCGGAATCCGCCATCGTCCGTGAAAACGCGAAACGTGCCGAAAAGGGCCTTGCGCCGCTAAATCTTTATCCAATCGACGCAACGATTGTCAAGGTAGGCAAATGTTTTCACCTGAACTGATATGATTCATCACCTTACAACATCACAAATTCTTTCGCCGATCGCCAAATTCTTCTTCGTCTTTTTGGGCGCGGTTTGGGCGGTCGTGGAACCGCAGATCCCTTTCATGCTGATATGCACGTTGGCGGTCCTGATGGATTGCTTCACGGCGTGGCAATTGGGGCGGCGCGTGCGGAAGAAATATCCCGACAAGGCCGACGGCAAGTTCAAATCCGAACATGCCGGAAAGATCTTCGTGACACTTTTGAAGATTTACGCCCTGATCGTCCTTGCGGCCTTCATCCAAAGATACATCTTCGAAGACTTGCCGATCCGGCTGACGAACATCGTCGCCGGCGCGATTTGCTTCTGGCAAATCTGGTCGATGCTTGAAAACGAATCGTCATGCAACACGTCCCGTTGGGCGAAAGTCCTTCAACGGATCATGGTTGACAAGACGGAACGTCACTTCGACGTCGATCTGCATGAATTCAAGGATGGATCTTTGGCACGTCAAGACATACCGGAAGAAGATCGCCCGAAGGACACGCCGTCCGCGCGTCCGTCCGGCCCTGATTTCGGTGGTCATCATCATCATCATCATC